GACGCCGGAATGTTGAGGAGAACAACATGGTCAAACCATTTGACATTGAGAAGGTGGGTGGTGCAGAGTCAAAAACCTTGACGGACGTTATTGAAAAGGCTTGACGGGAGCTATTTTGTAAACACACAGGGGGCTGTTATGAACAAGAAAACCTTGATTATCACCAGTAAACACATTCAGGACACAATCTATTGCTTGACGATGGTGGGAGATGAGAGTGTGTTGAAGAGGAAGATTGAGAAGGTGATACGGACAGGAAGACCTGAGTACGTTGAGACGGAGCAGAAAACTGTGTTGGTGATGACGAAAGCGTTGCTGGACAATTCATCGGTTGAGTTTGTGGGAGATTGATATGTTGAGAAAGATTAGAGGCTTGTACATTGACACAACAGAAGTGGCAGCTATTGACATTATGCTCACCAACAACGGCGAGTGTATGCCTATTATCATACTGAAGAGTGGACATACGATTGTTACACCGAACAGTTATCCTGTGGAAAGTGCAGAAGCTGCGTTGGATCTGGTGGCGCGTGAGATTGAGGTGGTGCATTAAATGGTGAAACAGGATGGACGATTTATAGAGAACACAGCGTGTGTTCGATGTAGCTCATCAGATGGTATGAGCGTGTACGAGAAAGAGGATGATGAGGGTGGTGTATACCAAGATGGGTATTGCTGGGCATCATGTCAGGAGTACATCCCTCCTTCTGAACTCGGGTACGAAACATCCAAACCCCAACAATCTGGCAAGGTAGAAGATGAGGAGGTTGGTTTGAAAGACGTCAAGAAGATAAAAGAGATAAGCACTTACGATTCCAGGGGAATCAAAGAGCGTAAGATTAAGAAAGTGTACGCTGAAATGTATGGTATGAAAGTATCGTATTCAGAGGATACCGGAGAGATTGACACTCACTACTATCCCACAACAAAGGCCAATAGTGTCACGGGGTACTTTGTACGTACACTACCTAAGAAGTTTTCAGCAGTGGGTGATGTCAAGAACACTCAGTTGCAAGGGCAGCATCTCTTTGACAAAGGAGGGTTGTTTGAGAACCGAGTTAACAGCAAGTTTATTATAGTCACTGAGGGCTACTTGGATATGCTTGCTGGCGCTCAGATGATGAACGAAGGCAGTAAATACATTACACCAGTGGTGAGCCTACCAAACGGTGCTAACACAAAGTGTATCACCACAGATGAGAACTTCGCATTCCTGAATAAGTTTGAGAACATCATCTTGGCATTTGATCAAGATGAGCCGGGGTTGAAGAATGCCAAAGCTGTAGCGAAGATATTTACTGGAGGTAAGGTTAAGATCATGGGGTTTGCAGAGAAAGACCCCGCTGATATGTGTTTTGCTGGAAAAGTGGATGAGTTCCGGAAAGCGTTTTGGAAGGCTGCTCCAAATAAACCTTCTCAGATTGTTACAGTGGATGATATATTTGAGAAAGCATTACAGTCACCTGAGAAGGGGTTATCCTTTCCTTGGCCTGAAGCTACAAGGGCAACAGGGGGGTTGCGGCGAGGAGAGGTGCATATTGTTGGGGCCGCGCCAAAGATTGGCAAGACAGAGCATCAACATCAGATGGTCAAACACATGACGGAGGTGCATGACGTATGTGTAGGGGTGATGTCACTTGAGGAAAACCCTGTCAAGACATTGAAGAAGGTTGCCGGGAAATATGCAGGGAAGCAGTTCACAAAGCCTCCCGAAGAAGGTGGGTATTCAGTTGAACAACTCTCTGATGCAATGGATGGGTTACGGGGTAAGATTGAGTTCTACTCATCCGATGGTGTAAGAGACTCTGACGAGATACTTGAAACTGTACGTTATTGGGCATCAAAGGGCATCTGGTTCTTTATTGTAGATCCTCTCACAGCCCTTGTAGCCGAACATACATCTGGTGAAGCCAACGATATTCTGAACGCTTTTATGAGCAAGGCGGCGAGTATGGCTATGGAGCTACAGATTACATTCTTCATGTATTCACACGTCAATCCTGCCAAGGCTGGAATACCTCACGACCAAGGTGGTGATGTACTATCCTCACAGTGGACAGGCAGCCGTGCAATGGAGAAATGGGCGCACTACGGATGGGGTATTCAACGTGACCGAACAGAGAAAGACCCTTTGATCCGTAACACTGCACGTGTTACCATGCTCTTTGATAGAGAGTTTGGAGAGTACTGCGAATACTACGCCTACTACAACAAAGAGACGAATGACTGGTTGGAATGTGCTGATCCAAAAGAAGGGGGCGGTGGCTACTCAGAACAGGATGTTATGAAAGACGCTGAATTGTTCAGCTAAATAAACCACTCGGATATTCAGATGAAGCCTGATGACCGACGAGGGAGAGAGTATGAAAACGGTAGTGTTTGATATAGAGGCAGATAATCTATTAGAGCATATCACTAAGGTGTGGGTGATAGCTTGCACAGATATGGAAGGTAAAGAACAGAAGGTTTTTACAGACCAAGATTGTGAAGGGTTGGTGGAACCAGCCGGAAGCCTTCTTGATGGTGTGAAACACCTCTTGCAGCAAGACAGAGTGGTGTGCCACAACATGATGGGATACGATTGGCATGTGCTACATAAGTTCTGGCCTGACCTTTGGAACATTGAGACTGTACCTTTTAAGAAGTGTTGGGACACTTTTGTGCAAAGCAAGGTTCAACACTTTGACAGGACTCCTTTGAAGGGGACTAGGAGTAGGCATGGTCTGGAATACTATGGCCTGTTATTCAAGTACCCTAAGCCTCCTGTGGAAGACTGGACGGTGTGGGATGTAGGGAAACTCAACCGTGTACTCGTGGACATTGAGATTAACAGGAAGACTTTGTTGTATCTGAACAAAGAGGCAAGTGACATCGGATTAGATTTCGATACGCAGAGGCGTAGGACACAAGCTGCTCAATACTGGTATGCTCTTCAAGAAGCTTACGGGTGGAAAGGGGACAAGCAGCACATGCTAGAGTGTGTGGAAGACCTTGATGGTAAGGTCAAAACTCTAGCTGATGACATAGAGCCAATGCTCCCTAAACAGATTAAGCCAAAAGCTGTTAAATGTACTTGGGAGGATATTCGAGACAGGTGGGATAAGTTCTTCAGAAAGGTTCCTGCTACGAAGTTTGATGTTGAAGGTAAGGAGATCAAACCTGCTCGTATGCCAACACACAAGGTGTACCTGAAGAATGGCATGTATGATAAGCACACCGCACTGCACTTTGGCATTGACCAAGACCCTGAGAAGAGTGACAGGATGATAGGGGGTGCTTATACTAGGATCGAGATATTGGATTCAAAACTTACACAACACGCCGTTGTTAAGGATTTCCTATTAAGCCAAGGTTGGAAACCTACGCAGTGGAACTTTAAAAAATCTTCAGATGGAAGCTTACTGAGAGATGCTTCAGGTGGCTTGGTCAAGTCAACGCCTAAGCTGACAGAGGACTCCTTCAACTCAATCAAAGGAGGCGTAGGCCAGAAGATTGCTCAGTACAACACGTACATGCACCGCAGACGGACGTTTAAGAACGAGAAGGACGTCTCTAAGGGTTGGGTTAATCAGCTAAGAGAAGGATCTGGCAGGATTCCAGCAGGTGCTATGGCTTGGCAGACATCAACTGGTAGGGCGGCACAGTTTGGAATTGTCAATGTGCCTTCAGGAGCAGCTTTGTATGGTGCGGAGATGAGACGGTCGTGGATATGTCCCGAAGACAGTAAGCTGATAGCAGTGGACATGGATTCGGCACAGTTGAGGCTTCTTGCAAACTACATGGATGACGAAGGTTTCACAGAGGCTGTACTAGAAGGTGAAGAGTTTGATAAAGATCACAAATACATAGGTACAGATGCCCACACTTTCAATGGGAGGTTCTTTGGACTAATAGGTGACGGTGACTGGGAAGAAGCCCGGAAGACGCAAGATGAAGGTCTTATAAAGAAGGTGGGTAAAGCCCGTAAGTTGAGCAAAAACGGTATCTATGCCCTGCTCTTCGGGGCAGGTGATGCTAAGTTTGCACAGACTCTAGGTTACAGAAGCTCTCAACAAGGTGCTCAGGTCAAGAAGACCTACTTCACTAGGCTTCCGAAAGTGAAAGCTCTTCTTGACAAGCTGGAAAGGCAGTGGAAGGAAAACCCTTGGAGGGGCGGGGGGTATATCCAAGTGGCGGGAGGTACGTGGGTGTGGTGCCCCAGTCAACACAAGCTGCTTAACTATCTTCTGATGGGGTCTGAAGGCGCTTTGCAGAACGAAGCTATCTGTTGGGTGAACATGCAAATCTTGAAGAGAGGGATGTCAGGTAAGCAGCTAGGGGGGCAGCATGACGAACTCACTTTTGAGTTCTTGACAAAGGAAGAGAAAGTAGGCAAGGCTCTACTATCAAATATGTATGGACAGGTATCTGACAAAATGGATCTGGAAGTACGTGTTACAGGGACAGCGCAATCTGGCAACAGTTGGTTGGATATACACTAGGAGGTATTATGGGTAAAACAAAGATTTTGCTAACACGTGTTGACACAGGGAGAGTGTTAACGTAAACTGAGTAAGTAATGAGGAGGCTGTCAAAAGTCCCCTCCACCAAGATTCGGATGCAAGACGCTTCACGAATGTTTGATAATTAAACTAGGAGATTGACCCTTATGAGTAACCAAGTGATTGTAAAGAAGAACGGTAAGTTTGAAGACGTATATATCAAGAATGTGATTTGCTACTTTGCCAGCGTCCATAAACCCAAGCAGCGACACACTGCACCGAAGGCCACCGATAAGAACCAGTCGCAGAATGAATACTCCATCACGGTATTCGTAGACGATGAGGCACGTAAGGCTCTTGAGATGGATGCCAAGATGAATAAGCAACTGTTCAAGGTGGGCGTGGATCTCAACAAGAACAGGGTGATGAAGTTTAAGACATCTGACCAACTGACAGGTGATGAGAAGCATCATTATGACGATGTTAAAGGATTGAATGGCGTCCAGTTCTCTGTCAAGGAGTTCACCAATGCTGGCAAGCCATCACAACTGACAATCGTTGGCCCTGATGGTAAGCCTTTTGAAGAAGATATTGGCAACCTGTCAACAGTGTCCATCAAGTTGTGGGGCTACAAGAACAAGGATGATCTACTGAACGTAGCACTGTCCATTGTCAAAGTTGAAGATCACGTACCATACGAGGGTGGCAACTCAGGTAAGATTGTAGATGACGAACTCGGTATTGACATGGATCTTCCCGAGAAGAAGAAAGCAGACAAGATTCAAGATGAGTTTGCAGATGACAATGCACCCTGGGGACATTGATGATGGTGGTATCTACTAAGGGTTAATCTTAACATAAGGAGAACAGATATGATTGGAGGACAACCCAAGCTTAAGAATCCTGAGACGGATAAAGTGGATGCTGATTATCGTTACGACGATATCAAGACTCAGCGTCAATACCTGCTCAACTTCGCCAACGCTATCAACTCTCAGCGTGAAGAGCATGAGCCTAAGATTGACGGACAAGCTATTGTCAAGAAGGGTATGAATCGTATTGCTCGATACTACAATATGCAGACACGCTTCAATGGGGATGGTTCTCTCAAAGAAGGCTTTTGATATAGTGTTGAGGTGATATTAACAGGGGGAGCTTCGGCTCTCCTTTTTGTTTACGAGGGGGTGATATGACAGATGAACCAAAGAAGCCCACTAAGATCATACTAGATTGTGATGGGTTATTATTTACAGCAGCCAGTGCAGGTCAACAAGTCTATTACACCTACTCAACACCCAAAGGTGTTCCTGTAGCCCAGTTTGATTCAGCGAAAGCTGGTAAGAACTGGTTGGAGAGTGTCGAATTCTTTGGATGTGACGCTGAACAGGGATATGAGGGCGACCATAGCCTTTTAGTGCGAACAGTGGAGTATGAGATAGGTAGTCTGAAAACAGCCACAGATACGTTTGACAGGCTCCTTAAAGAGATATTGAAGGAGATACCTCACAAGCAGTGGCGAGGCAAGGTAGCTTCCAAGCAAGGCGCTAGGAATCATAGGATGGACAAGTGCAGCATTGTTGAATATAAGGGCAATCGGAAGAATGCTGGAAAGCCTCATTACTTGGAAGATGTGCGTAGGCACGCTCTTACGTATAAACAAATCACTAAGACTATTGGTATCTACGAATCAGATGATAACGTCCTTAGTCTAGCAGAGAAGCACGGATCTGATTGCATGGCAATCATGTGGGAGAAAGATGTGATGGTGGCAAAGGGTACGTGGCTATACGCTCCCAACCTAATGAAAGAACCTTACTACTCCCAACCAGACGTTATTGGGGAGTTGTGGATTGATCATCGTGGTAAGATTGCAGGCTGTGGTTTCTTATTCTGTATCAGCCAATCTGTAACAGGCGATACGGCAGATCATTATAAGGGTCTGGAGGGAATGGGCGAGAAGGGCGCTTATGAGCTACTGAAGCAGTTTTCAGGCAAAGGGTGGGGGGTACTAGAGGATGCTATCCATACGGTGCTGGAGGCGTTCAGAAAGCGTTATGGGGAGAGTTATAAATACAAGCATTGTATGACCGGAGAGGATATGGATGTTACATTCAGAGATGTGTTCATTGAGAACCTTACCCTTGCTTACATGATCAAGGATAAAGATGACGCACCACACGAATCTATACGTATTGCGAGGAAGTATAAATGACCACAGAACCTTGGAATGACTCTCGCACCCCTTGGAAGACCAAGTCAGCCTTCATGTCGTATCTCAGAGGATGCTTACGTAAGGCTTGGTCAGTTCACCCTGTGAAGATAGCAGTCATTAATAAGCAACGTAAGCAGGTGCTTAATCCCAATCCAAGAGGTAATAGGAAGACAGTGTGGGGGTTTCAATGCCCTCTATGCGACACAGAGGATGTTATCAAGAATGCTCAAGTAGACCATATCACCCCTGCGGGAACACTTGCCGATATTTCCGATGTACAAGGGTTTGCAGAGAGGCTGCTAGTTGTTGTGGAAGAAGACCTGAGGCTAATTTGTAAGCCATGCAACTCCGCACTCGCCATGTGTGACAAGCAGGATATTACATTCGAAGAAGCACGGGCAACAAAGGAGGCCATATCCATCCAGAAGATGAAGCAAGATAACACTTGGCTACTATCAGCAGGACTAACCCCTGCTAGTAATGCCAAGAAGCGTAGAGCACAGATTATTGAGTATTTGCTAGGTCAAGATTCTTAGATTATAGGCAAAAAGAAACCCCGAAGGGCTACACCAAGAAGGTGTGTTCCAACGGGGTTTTGTCATATCTGGACAATAGGAATATGCATGTGTAGCCTCACGGCTGGGTTATTGTTGCTCTAGTGGACGTTGCAGCGAACAACGATCCTAAGGTGTTTGTTGAGACTACTTACCAATATCCTTGAAGGGATTAGGGATGAATGTCATACCCACCCTTCTCACTCTCTGAGGGACATCTGGTAGTAGCTTGAAACCAAACCTATACTCTCCAAAGTTCTTGTAGACATACAACCCTGTGTACAGCCTCCAACCCTTCCTTGCATAGACGAACTGCCAACCTCTAGGCCCATTGTCCACCACCTTGTTCCCTTTGTATTTAATGTAATCACATTCAGCTTGTGATACACTGAATAGAGGGGATTGTGTCAGGCCATTAGCAGGATTGCGGATAACCAACCAGTAGTATTGGCTCATAAATCCTTTAGGGTTGTCTACAAAGTGGGGATTGTAAGCTTTATTGGTCTGATAACTTTGATTACCATACGTCCCGTACGTTGGGTTGTCCCACCAGCTAGCCCATACAGGCAAGTGCTTAATGCCTTCACGGACAGAGGCGAAGGGTAAGGTGAATAACACCATTACCGGCCCTACGATAGCAACAAGGACTCTCAGGAGGGCCAGTGGTAAGTCGATACAGATGAACCAGAGGTTTGAAATGTATAAACTCACACTTGGAACCAACCATCTGCAAGATCTTTTGCCTGAGTGCGACGGAGTTGGTGTGCGTCACCACCGTTCTGTATGTCAGCTATTTCAGCTCCGTAAGTCGAATAAAAACACCGCATGATAGATTCCACGACCTCTGCACGGCTGGCAGATTTTACAGTGTATGCCGACATGTATCTGTAAATTGTACTCTGCTCAAAATCCTCAGTTGCTTCAGTGCCCACCACTTCTTCATTAAAGTGAATCCGTAAGTTGTGCCCTAAGACTTCGTAAGTATTAAGTTTTACCGGTGATTCTGTAGTTGATTTATGCATTAGTTAATACCTCTCTTGCTGGTTGCCATAAGCCTTTATTGTTTAATGGTTTAATCCATCCCCAATAGGCGTTTATGCTCATTATCCATTTTAATTCCACGGACTCCATAT